TTGGAATCAGTCTAAATTTGCAAATGTTTGGGCTATACAATATGAAGTTACACCGGAAACAGATCAAGTAGAATATAGAGATGGTACACCACATAGCTCATATGCTGATGCTAATCTTGGATCTTTCGATGAGTTTATAAACAGATGGGACTTTGCTCATTTAAGAGAATTACAAAGAATATGGGATGAAGATAACGAGCATACTCTAGATCAAGAAAGACTTAAAAATGATCCTGATGGCGAATATGATCCTACCATATATGAAACTGAAGAAGAAAAAATCGCAAGATTAGGGCCAAGACCTAGTTCATATTCATCAACTTAACATCATCCAAGAAGTTAAAATATATTTTACACCTGAAAGCGGTGGATTACCTCTGTGCACATAAGGAAAACCAGCGGGCCAGATTACTATTCTACCAGTTTTTGGTTTTACTCTTTTTGAAAAATGTAAGAACTCTGTTTCTCCTCCATCTTCTACATCGTTTAGATATATAGAAAATACAAAAGCTCTGCCCTCATTATCTCTTCCTCTATTATGTTCTATATGCCAAATATGATAACCTTCTGTAGGTTTTGTTTTTTGTATTTT